CATTAAAAGTTGGAACATACGAGATTAATGAACGTGGAGAGAAGGTTTTAAAATTAATAACATAATGAAATAATAAGTTCGACTATTTGTTTTTCTTCCTCTGTTAATTTATTATTATAATCAAAGATTCTTTGACCAATACTTGCTACTGATTTTTCATAACAAATTTTATAAAAATGTTTAATTCCCTTAAATATTTTTATATTTCTTTTATCACTTAACAAAATTAGTTTTAAATAACCATTTTTAAATCTAGAACCGCAATTAGTACTTATTGAACTAACGTTATTTAAAATACTTATAAGTAGGAGAGTTAAGATAATTACATTCATATTAATAATAATATATTTATCTATTTAATTATTTTTTTTTAATAAATTAATTATCATATCCAATTTCGAACTTAATGTTCTTACTTCTAACTGTAACACTCTAATTTTATCTTCATTACTCTCATTATTATTTAATTCTTCAATGTTTAAACTTATATTATCAAAATCCATTTCAGGTTTTTGTACCTTTTTAAGTTTTTTAAATATGTTTTCTTCGAATTCTGAATCAGATGTTTCTGTATTATTTCCCCATGTAACACTTTTTTTTGTAGGAGACGATTCTTGATTATCCATATTTAAATATTTAAATCTACTTTCATTTATAGGTTGTGATTCTTTTGACATTTTTTCAGACTTAACTGATGTTTCTTGCGATTTTAACCAACTATCATCAACAATAGTATTCTTAGTTATTTGTTCAACATCATAATTTCTTTTAGCAGTCATTTCTTTTATAATTTTATCCATTCCTCCAATTGGTTTATCTTCATATTTATCTAAAAAGTTTGGAACTGGTGGTGCCTTTACAGACATTATATTTTCAAACTCTTCCTGACGTTTGCTTAAATCCTTATCAAATTGTGACTTACGTTCATTATATAGTTCTTCAGCTGTAATAAATTCTTTTACAGGAGTTTCTTCTAGTATTTTTATCTTATTTGGCATTTGTTGTGTATAAGTTTTTTTAATGTGATTTAAAATGAGCATGATATATTTTTTATTTATATCAACTAAGTTATTTGTTTTTATTTTTTCTATTTCAAAAAATCCTGTAACATTATTTGTAAATAATTGAGCTACTTTACTCTGAATATCCCTGGAAAGAAACTTAAAAATATCTTCGTCGCTGATAACATCCCAAAGAGTGTTAAGATTTTCTTTATGTAAAAAGTTATTGATATTCATTAAATATATAATTATAAATGTTATTTTTATATATTTTTTTACGTTTTATAATGAATCATTAAAATAAACATGTCTAAATTTATTCATATATTCATCCTTGAGTATATGTGTTTTTAAGTAGTGTTCTGTCATCTTGTCTTCAAGCATGTGAACAATAAAATAGAGAGAATAAATACCACATTCTGTGTTTCCATATTGATGTTCAATACCTTCATTACTATCGAATTTAAAATTTATTTTTTTCTTTAAATTTAAACCTTGATCTTTAATACGTTCGACTAATGCCATTATTTGAGGCATAGGTTTATCCCCAGTACTATCAAAGAAAAATATTTTCTTTTTCTTTATATTAATAAACATTGAAATCCAATGTTGACCTGGTCTATTATGAGGGTCTGTATTAAAAATAATTCCTATTTTTGTTTTTCCGTGTTTAATTTGGTGTTCAAGACTAAAGTTACAAAGTTCATCCCATACACATTCTCCGTATAATTTTCTTGTATCAAAATCAATAGGTGTTGGACCTATAAAATCAAAACATTTATAAGCTTTTTCGTATTGTTTCATTACATTCATAATATCAATACTTGATAACCATTCATTTGGATTTTTCTTCCATTCAGCAGGAGATTCTGGGGCAAATGAATCTGCCATTTCGCTTTGTATAGGACCAAATTCTGCTTTTTGTTTCAACCAACAAGATTCTTTATTACAAACACCACTTAGTTTTTCACTTATAAAACGATGAATTTCTTTAGGAGAATTTGAAGTAATTTTAACATCAGGATGCCTTGCGTTCCATAAGTCTCTTAATTTATAAAGTGACTTATTGGTATAACATGAAAAATCGTTAATCTCTCCTTTTGGTTTCGGACTACAATTAATCTTTTCAAGGTTTACATTTTTATTGGTCTTATTATATTTTTTTATATTCTGATTTGTTCCTTTTAATCCTCCTTTTTTACCTTTCCTTGTGTTATTTTTCCTTGTGTTATTTTTCTTCGTTTTCCTTTTTTGTGTTTTTGTCTTCATAAATATTAGTGATATTATTCTTTTTTAAACCCTTATTTTTTAATTCAGGATCATTTAAATTAATAATCTTTTGTTTTGGTAATATTATTTCTTCCTTCTTTTTTGTTCTAGTTCTTGTAACATATTTATCTAAAGTCGGGACATCCATTTTAATTGAACGCATTAATAATTTATCAGCCTCTACAACATTTCCAGAAATATCGTTATCATTACAGCCTATTTCAGGTGGAAATTCCATATCTTTGTATTCCGATTGTATAATATCATTATTATCAATTGTTTTGAAATAACTGATTGATGCATCTAAAAAATTACTATATGCGTACTTTACATCTGGTAACAAATCAGCTGGACTATTTCCAGTTATAATTTCCTTAAATAAATTATATACACGTTTTTTATAAAATTTAATCTCTTCTTTATTTTTTTTTTTTGATTGTTTGCTTTTAAGATATTTATTGATATAATCCTTGTTTAAAAGACAGTCGATAGTTAATTGGTCTACATAGGCTTGTGACATATATATTTTATTTTATTTAAATGAAATATAATTATTACGTATTTATTTTCTTAAACCTTTTTATTTACATTTTACTAACAGGTTTGTTTTGTCATATCTCTAACTTGAACTCTTGTGCTATTTAAAAATATTCCCGAACCAACAGTTTTAGCATCCGGATTCGGATTGAATTGTGAAAAACTTTCATTTTGAAATAATAATTGATGAGGATTGGGTTGAGTTACAGTCTTAAATTTATAATTATACAAATCACTATTAGAGTTAGGCACATAAACTGATTGACTACATTTTTGAAGAGCATAAACTTGATTACGTAATTCAGATTCTAAATTAATATTTGAAGCAAACCCTGACCAAGGAGATGTAGTATTTCCTGGATTGAAAACTTTATTAACATTGTATGTTGGCATTTGTTCCATTGGTGTTTTAATTTCTTTTCTAGGATCTACAATAGGAAAATAAGAATATTTTGTCATTACAGGTCTTACGTCTAAATATGGTTGAAGCATTTGAGAGGGAATATTTCTATCATATATTCTTTTATTTGTTTCTTTATGTATATTTGAAACACATTCAGGACTTTGACTATATGGGTTATTCATTTTATATAATTTATAAATATATTATTTTATATAAACTATTTTATAAACTATATAAAGTTTAACATTTAAATATTATATACAATATAATGTGCGGTATATTCGCTCTTCTAAACACTGACAATTTATCTATACTGGAACAAATAGTTGTTAATCAGCAATTTCAAAAAGGTAAAAATAGGGGTCCTGAATATTCTAAATTAGAAAATAATTATTTTAAAATGATTCTTGGTTTCCATAGATTAGCAATTAATGGTCTTAATGCTGAATCTAATCAACCAATTGTCTATAATGAGATTGTATTAATTTGTAACGGAGAGATATATAACTATAAAGAACTGTATAAATCTATGAATGCCATACCAACAACAGATTCTGATTGTGAAGTTATTATTCATTTGTATCTTAAATATGGTATTGAACAAACTTTAATTATGCTTGATGGTGTTTATTCATTTGTTCTATATGATAATAGAGTTAGTCAAGATTTAATTAATAATATTTTTATTGCACGCGATCCTTTAGGTGTTAGACCACTATATAAACTTTATAATGTAAATAATAATTACAAAATATATAATTTACTTGGTTTTGCTTCTGAGCTTAAATGTTTAGAACATTTTTATAATTATAATAAACATAATTATAGTCTTGAACAATTTGAACCAGGTACTTATTCTGTTTTTCAACATGGAAGTAAGGTACAATCACAATGGGAGCCTATAATAAATAACAAACCATATTTTATTCCAACATTTTCTTATTCTCGTTTAGATAGTATTTCTGGACTTAAAGAAGAAATTTTTACTAATATTTCAAAATATTTGTCAGCAGCAGTCGTTAAAAGATGTAATACAACAGAAAGACCAGTTGCGTGTTTGTTAAGCGGTGGGCTTGATAGCAGTTTAATTGCGGCATTAGTAGCAAATTATTTTAGTTCACAAGGTAAACAAATTGAAACTTATAGTATCGGTTTAAAAGGTTCAGAAGATATCAAATATGCTAAAATTGTTGCCGATTATATTGACTCTAAACACACTGAAATAATTGTCACTGAAGATGATATGTTTAATGCTATTCCAGAAGTTATTAATGCTATTGAGAGCTATGATACGACTACTGTTAGAGCAAGCATTGGAAACTATTTAATTGGCAAATATATTGCTGACAATTCTCATGCTAAGGTTATTTTTAATGGTGATGGTTCAGATGAACTTTTCGGTGGTTATTTGTATATGCATAAATGTCCAGATGATATCGAATTTGATAAAGAAACTAGAAGATTATTAAAAGATATACATTTATTTGATGTATTACGTTCAGATAAATCAATTTCTTCTAACGGACTTGAACCTAGAACTCCATTTTTGGATAGAAGTTTTGTTAATTATGTATTATCTATTCCAACTTTTTTTCGAAATCATAATAATTTTAAAGAATCTGAAAAATATTTATTACGAAATAGCTTTTGTGGAAAATATTTTTCTAATAATAATATGAGAAATCTTTTACCTGGTGAAATTCTTTGGAGAAAGAAAGAAGCTTTTAGTGATGGTGTTAGCTGTCATGGTCGCTCACTATTTAAAATTTTACAAGAAAAAATATCTGAAAAATTAAATCAACAACAGAAAGATAATTCATCTTTTACATTTGAAGCAAATATTGAAACAGAAAAAAAATATTATAAAGAAATTTTTGATAATTTGTATCCTAATTGTTCTCATGTTTTACCTTATTTTTGGATGCCAAAATATACTAACTCTACTGATCCAAGTGCTAGGACATTAGATATATATGAAAAAAATGTTTAAATAAAATAACTTTATTATGTAAAATTATTTTATTTTGTTTGTTAATTATATAATGATTACAAAATCAAACTTACATGAAGCTCAAAGTAGAATTTTTGATTTAATTATTTATTTATCATATGCGTTAATATTTATTTCAGCAATAGGTGTATCAGAGCTAGCACCAAAATATCTAGATAGTTTAGATTATTATATTAGAGTATATATCTGTTTATTTTTAATATGGCGTTTTAATCCATTGAGAGAAAAATATGAATTTACTGATTTAGATAGAAAAATAGCATTTAGCGCTGGTGTTTTTATTTTAACTACCACAGCATTAAATCAGTATTTAGAAGATTTTAAGGAAACAGCAAAAAAAATTTTATTTTAATTTAATAATTTCTGCGCGTTTTATTTAACTTATAATTTTTTACCTTCTTATTCCTCATAGTTTTATTCTTTTTTGTTTTATTGAAAAATTCTTGTAAATGTTTAATAATCTGTTTTCCAACAATTTTATCCATTTCATATTCATTTGTTTCCTTATCAATACAATCATACTTATATAACTTAATATTTTCAGTCATTATTTTGATAAAATCTTCATTATTATTAATTATTTTTTTACCAATATCACTTTTAGAAAATTTATCCAGCATATAATCAAACTGTAAATCATGATAATAAGGTTTTACATTTATATAATATATATTATCATTAGCCATTTCAGGATAAAATGTATCATCTAAGAAACAAATTTCGGAATTAGTTGGTAGTTTTGTACATTTGATAAAATCATTATAAGTTTTATCATGTGTTGTTCTACAAACTTCAACAACTTTTCCATTTATTTTAAAAGCTGAAATAAG